ACAAAAAATGGGTAAAGAAATTTTGATTACTGAATGTGATGTTTGGTATTGGATCAAATGAAGATAGCATTATGTTTTTCCGGCCAAGTAAGGTCGTTTGAAAAAGGTTACGAATATTACCAACGCAATCTTTTAGACCACTATGAAGTGGATGTATACATTCATAGTTGGAAAAGACCAAGAGAAGTTGGTGGACCATGTATAAACGAATTATATAAACCTAAAGATTATCTTTTTGAAGATAAACTTATGGGCAATTACGATGTGTTGTATACTAGAACACCAAATCCCATCAAACACCCACCAAGATTCACCTATTCAATGCTTTATTCAAAGAATGAAGTGTCTAAACTTATTGATGGACAATATGATTGGGTCATTTCCACAAGAACCGATTATGCTTTGAATGTGGTAATACCGTTTGCAGAATTGGATAATTCAAAGTTGTATATACCAAATTGCCGTATGGTACCAGAAAGAGACTTTGGTAACGATCAATTCGCATTTAGTTCTCAAGAAAACATGAAGAAATATATGTCAACCTTTGAACGAATTGATGATTATTATAATAATGGTGCAATCTTCATTGGTGAAAATTTGATGCAAGCCAACTTGAGATACCATGGTCTTTGTGATGAAAACTTGGTATATGTTAACATGAAGAATCCATTTCCACCAGGACCTCACAATGGAACATGGCACTCTTTAATTCGTGATGATTATGATGCATGGAAGAACAATTAAAGAACTGCATGGCCATTCCGGTTCAAAAGTTTATCTAAAAGAAATTGCCGGTGCATACTGTGTTCAAAAGGAAGGAAACACAGAACGAAATGTAGAGAGAATGTCTGCATTAACCAAATTGGGNNTCATGGATTGGATATGCAGAATTATCTGATTCATAATAATGTCAGTCAACTTTATAATTTTATTTCTGAAACCATAGATGATTTTTCTAATGATTCTGAAATGAAAGATTACACCGAAACATATTTTGCAAAATTGGCTTGGTTGGATAAAGCAAAAGACATGCCATTTACCAAATATGACTTGATTGCCAGATTGCCAAAAGTTTTGCCCAAGTCCACATATCACGGAGATTTCACACTAGAAAATATACTACACACCAACACAGGATTCGTTATGATTGATCCTGTAACGATTGAATATGATTCTTATGTGTTTGATCTTGCAAAACTAAGACAAGATATGGAGTGTAAATGGTTTCTACGTAACTCGGAAGTGAAACTAGATACTAAACTAGAAATACTAAATTCAAAAATTCAAAAGACTTATTCACAAGAAATGGATGACTCACTTTTAATTTTAATGTTATTGAGAGTGGTTAAACATTGTCAAAGAGGTGACGATAATTATAATTTTTNNATGGAAATAATTGTACCTGCAGCTGGTCTTTCCACTAGATTTCCAAACATGAAGCCCAAATATCTACTGTATGATTATAAAGGTGACATGATGTTGATGAATGCTTTGAGAACTTTTAGACAAAAAGGTTTTAGAATTCATCTAGGTATTCTGAAAGAACACCAAGACAAATACAATGTTATTGAACAGATACAACATGAATGGTGTGATAATATCAATTATGTAATCATTGACAAACCAACCAGAGGTCCGGCCGATACGGTTTATCAGATTATTAGGTCGGCAGGTTTACATACTTCCGAAATTTTTATTAAAGATTGTGATAGTTTCTTTGAACATGATATTACACAAGGTGATAATTATGTTTGTGTCAGTAAAATTTCACAACATGAAATCCTGAAGAAACTTGCGTCCAAAAGCTTTACAATTGCTAACAATAATGGTATAATAACAGATATCGTTGAGAAAGAAGTGGTATCAGACACCTTCTGTGTTGGCGGTTACAAATTTTCATCGGCCATTTTGTATAAACAGGCTTTTGAAGAATTAAACACCAACAGAGAAGTTTTTGTTTCTGATGTGATTGGTCGTTGCATCAACAATATGCAAATTTTCACCAACAAATATGTAACAGATTATGTTGATGTTGGTACTGCAAACGATTGGTTTGAATACAATGATAAACCAGTTATCTTCTGCGACATTGATGGTACAATCATTAAAGCACAATCCAGACTTGATTTGGAAGCCAAAAAAGAACCTGTCGTTTTGGAAAATAATGTGGCCAGATTGATACAACTACAAGAAAATGGTGCACAATTCATATTCACTTCAGCCAGAGAAAACGAATACACTTCTTTGACCAGAGAAATGTTATATAAATTGGGGTTCAAAAGTTTCAATTTGATTTGTGGTTTGCAAAACAGTAAGAGAATTCTAATCAACGATTACAATAGTGCAAATCCATATCCTAGAGCCGAAGCAATTAACATACACCGTGATGCAGATAATTTAAGTGATTTTCTATGATTATTCCTGACAAAAATTTATTTCTTGTAACTTCAGCATTAAAACCTAATATGGGTTCTTATAGTGATGAAGAAAGATTCCAACAAACAATTGATGGATTAAGATCAATTCGTAATGTTGTTCCCGATGCGATTGTTGTTGTGGCCGATATTTCTGTCAGACGATTAACTGATTTAGAAAAAACTGCAATCGCAGAGAAAACAAATATCTTTATTGATATGTCAACAGATGAGAGTGTTGTTCAACTGTCACAGAATGGCCAGAAAAGTTTGGCTGAAAATGTTTTAATATTTAATGCACTACAAACTCTAAGACACAATCCAGAAACATCCAGAATAATGAATTCTGTGAAAAGAATATTTAAATTCGGTGCAAGAACGATATTGGAAGATAGTTTTGACATATCCGAATATGATAACTTATTTGGAAAATTTGTATTTAAGAAAAGAATACCAAGTTGGATGAATAATCCTCAAATATCACATCTACTAATCACCAGAGCATTTTCTCTTTGTCCGTCTTTGATTGACACCTATTTGGAAGTCATTGGTAAAAATTTACCCTTGATACAACAAGGTTTTGACACGGAACACGCACATTTCCATAACATTCCTCAACAACATCTGGTTGAATTTGACCAATTACATTGCTTCGCATGGTTGGCCGGAAATGGTAAAATTGAACATTATTGACGCTATATATCAGTTTCAATATTTGTTTGGTATGAAATAGTATATTTAAATCTTATATAAATATACCGCTGGCAACCAAAGTGTGTTGCATTCCATAGGATTTTATGAAATCATTTCGAAGTTATCTAATCGAACAAGAACAAACCGAAGAAGGCGCTAGCCGTCAGATTAAACATTTGACGCACGTTGAGGATCGTCCATTACAGAATGGAGAGAAGGGTGCAGCCAGATCAATCAAGGTTCTATCTGCCGCAGCAGAACATATCAAACAAGGCAAAAAATCTTCTGAACTAACTACGAAATATGATGGTTCACCATCAATCGTATATGGTCATCACCCAGAAAATGGTAAGTTTTTTGTTGCATCCAAATCAGCGTTTAATAAAACACCAAAGATCAATTACACACCAGCTGATATTGAAAAGAACCATGGTCATGCACCTGGTCTAGTCAAGAAATTGAAAGATGCGCTTCAATATTTACCGAAAGTTGCACCAAAACAAGGTGTATATCAAGGTGATATGATGTTCTCCAAAGAGGACAAATACAAGACAAAAGACGGCACATCATTTCATCCGAACCCATCTGGTTTGACTTATACTGCCCACGGCACACATAAGGCCGCTGTGGACAAGGCTAAAATTGGTGTTGTCACACACCTTTCTTATCATGGAAAAAACGCCAAGGGCCTAAACGCACACCATGAAGTTGACCATGAAAATTTCACCAAACATCCAGATGTTTTTTCGGTTGATCCAAGAATGGATACTTCCAAGGTGCATTTCAGTCCACAACAACAAAAAGAATTCAACAAATACATATCTGCAGCTCAAGCGGTACATGATACTCATGGTGATGACATGTATGCTGGAACAAAAACACATCAAGGTGTAGGTGGTCATTTAGAAGCATACATGAACCACACAGTTAGAACTGGTGAACAACCAAACCACCAAAACTTTAAGAACTGGTTGGAAACTAAAAAGAATAAAGAAATAGACAAGTTAAAAGTTGAAAAAAATAAGACTGCAAAACAAGCCGAACTAAAAGATGAGTTGGATAAAATAGAACGCAACAAGAAACACTATAATAACTTGTTTAAAATGCATAGTCACCTACAGGCTGCAAAAAATATATTGATTGATGTTATGAATCAACACCAAGAATTCCAACACACGCATGGTGGTGAAAATGCAAATCCAGAAGGTTATGTTTTTCACCATTCTGGTGATTCAGATAAATTTGTTAACCGTCAAGAGTTTTCTCGTAGAAATTTTGCGGGAATAAGAAACATATGAAAAAGTTTTTAGAAAAGTTACAAGAAGAAGCAAACGCATTAAAGCCGGTTGTTATGGCTTTTGGTCGCATGAATCCTCCAACTATTGGCCACGAAAAACTAGTAAATCGTGTTCATGAACTTGCGAGAGATTATAATGCACCACATCATATAATCTTATCACATTCTATTGATGCAAAAAAGAATCCTTTGGATGTCGCAACAAAAATTAAGCACGCAAAGAGATTCTTTCCTAACACAAACATAGTGTCATCTTCTAAGGAAAGACCTACATTCCTACAACATGCGGCTGCATTGAATCAAGCAGGTCATGATCACTTAATTATGGTTGCTGGTTCAGATCGTATACCAGAATATGAAAAAAAGTTGCAACAATATAACGGTGTAGGTCCAGGAAAACTGTTCAATTTCAAAAAGATTGAAGTTAAATCGGCGGGTCAACGTGATCCTGATGCTGAAGGTGCGGAAGGTATGTCAGCATCTAAAATGCGTGAACATGCACAGAATAATAACTTCAATGAATTCAAACAGGGTATTCCTTCTCATGTTCCTGAAAAACATGCAAAAGAATTATTCCGTGATGTTCGCCGTGGTATGGGTTTAAATGAAAACATCTATCGTGGAATGTTTAAGGCTGTTTTTGTAACTGGTGGTCCTGGTTCAGGTAAAGATGTTATTCTCCGTGAAGCGATTGCAGAAAATAGAGCCGTAGAAATTAATTCTTCACAAATGGTTGATTATCTCGGTGATAAACAAAAATTGGCTGAAAAGACTGCTGACTATCGTAGAGAAGCTATTAGAGCTCGTAAGCCATTGATTATTAATGGTCCAGCAGACAAACAAAATGAAATGACTTGGATCAAGGAAGAACTAGAAGAACTTGGTTATGACACATTGATGGTTTTCGTTGAAACCACAAATGAAACTAGCAAATCAAGAAATCAAAAGTTGGCAAAAATGATTGCTGAATCCACCAGACAAGTTAAGTGGAAACAAGCTCAAGAAAGCAAAGAACTATATGAAAAAATGTTCAAAGATTTTATAAGCTTGAACAATAGTGGTTCATTGGAAGAAATGGAAGAAGATATCACAGATATATACCAGAAAATCAATAATTTCATTGATGTTAAAATTTTAAACGAAGAAGCTTATATCTGGTTAGAAAACCATGGTAAGCTAAATAATATAATTAACCAGTCTTTTGTTGAGGAACAAAATCATGCTAAAAAAGATTCTAGATTTATTCAGAGGCTCAAAGAAAGCAGAGGAAAAGCATCCTCTGGAATTTACGGAAAGAACAGCGGCGGTGCAAAGTTCACCAGAACCGGTGGTCCAACAGCCGATGGTCCAGGAGATATCTCAGCCGACAACCGAGCAAGTGATCCCGCCAGCTCCGACATTAAGTGGAACGGAACCAGAAAGTCAAGAGGAAGTTACGTCTTTAGAACCTACACAGAAGCCAAAGAGGGGACGATCAAAGTCTACCCAGAGCCAAAAGAAAGCAACTTCAAACAAGACAAAGAAAAAATAAAGAGTAAGAAAAACGGACTGGTTGACTCACCAACAGTTAATCAGAGATTGAGAAACCAGTCTGGAATTGGTCCTGAATTTGACACTCGCCAACAGGGAACAGTATACCCTATGTCTGGATTAGGCGATGTTACTTACAGAGAAGAAAAGAATTTTGGTAAATTTAGAAAAACAATTAACGAATATAATGGTTTCCAAAACGATCAAGAATCTGGTTTTGGAGGCACATTGAGTGGATCGGACAATAAGGAACCAATTGAGGATCCTAAAAACAAAATGGGTTACACCTATAACATTCTAAGAAGAAAAAAGGCAGGCAAAAAATGATCAATCTTAACAAAAAAGATTCTGTTGCAGATTCCATCAAATCAATTATGGAGAAAGAACTTTCTCCAAAGCAAAAACAAATTGCTAAAATGTCTCCACCAGCAGACAAAATTGATGCTGGTGATCTAGCAAAGCTTCGTGCAGGTCAAAAACCAGTTAAAGAAGCAGCTAAACCAGATTTCTNNATGAAACAAGCCGCCAAGCAAGCCAAGATGAAAGAAGAAATTGATCCGGAAAATACCACAACAGACACTTTACGTGGTCGTGAAAAGAAATCAGCCAATCCTTTCTTATCCAAAAAAGTTTTTATGGATGTTCCAGGTGATGTGAACGAGGAAGAACAGATTGATGAAAAAGAAAAATGGATTCAAGGTGCAATCAAGAAACCTGGTGCCCTACACAAACAACTTGGTGTACCTGCTGATAAAAAGATTCCTGCCGAAAAACTAAAAGCCGCAGCAGAAAAAGGTGGTAAACTTGGTAAAAGAGCCAACTTGGCTATGACATTAAAGAAATTTAAAGAAGAAAATGAAGGACATTCAATTTACGACCAGATGATCCAAGAAGTCTTGTCTAAGGATGCATCTGCTGGTGATTGGATTCACGACTTTGTTCATTCAGACAATCCTAAGTTCAAAGGCAAATCTAAAGAAATGCGTAAAAAAATGGCTTTGGCTGCCTACTATGCAAAGCAACGCAATGAAGAAGTTGAAAACGATATTTGTCCAGATTGTATGCAAGATCCATGCGTATGTGGTGGAAATCATATTGAAGAAGGAGTTGAACAAATCAACGAATTGTCACCAGAAACTCAACACGCTTATTTCAAAAAGGCTGTTGATCAAAAGCATTCAGGAACAATACCACCAGAAAAGAAAAGCAAAAGACTTTCAGCTATTACCAAAGTTGGCAGAGAAATTGGTAAGAGAAGTATGGCTAAATTGTCCGACAAAGGCCATGGTGGTGGAGAATGGTACAAACAAGGTCGTTACATGGGCGATTCAGTTGAAGTACCGGATAATGTTGAACAAATTGATGAAGCTGAAATGAAAACCAAAACTGCTTATGTTCCTTATGTTTATACTGATCATCACGGTTCTGGTTTTGGTGGTTATGATGTTCACTACTCAAAAGAGGCAGATGCTCATGCACACCTTGCTCGCCATGGCCACATTGACCGTGGTGGCAAAAAGGGTTGGGTTGAAAAACATGAACTTGCAAAACATCCAGCAACTGGCCGTTGGGTTGATGCTAACCATATGCGCCGTCATGGAACTGATATGCATGAGGAAGTTGAACAAGTAGAAGAAAATGCATTTGACTGGAAAAAGCCAAAAGCTCCTGAATCAAAAGGTGGTGCTGGTGTTAAAGCTGGCCGTGCTTATGGTGGCGCAGCACAAAAATCCAAGCCAGAACACGATGATGCAGACGATAAAAAAAAAGTAACTGAATCTAAGAGACCAGAAACTGACAATGTTCCATTTGAAGGTCCTTATAATCCAACAGATAAACCAGTTAATGTAACCGACAAGTCTGGTGCAAAACATACGCCTATGTCTAGAGTTAAACACTTAGCCAAACAGGCAATGAAAAAAATGAAAAGTGAAATGTTGGGTAAAACAGGAACATCTGAATAAGGTAAAAAAATGTCAAGAAAAGCAGAAATAGTCAAAGATGCGGTAAAAAAATGTGGTTGTGAAAAACCCACATTTGGCACCGATCCTAATGATCCTTGGTCAGCTAAAGCTAATATAACAGAAACTGCTCTATTGAATAGATATCTCAAATCAAGAGGTATCAATCCAGAATTTGCAACAAAAGACACTAAAGTTGCACATTCCAAGACAACTGCATTTAAAATTTGGTTGACACAACATGCAACCGACCCAATGAAAGAATCTGTCGATAGAATTGATACTGTTTCTTTTGATATTCCTTTATTGATTCGCATGTTGGAATATGCTCGTGAAGATGCTAAAACTGATATGGATTTACACAAAGTTGTGGAAAAATTAATTAAGATCCGCAAAAAAGGTGTATTGACCATGAAGGATTACAAATTTGTGACACAAATCAAGGAAGAATTAGATAAGTCTGGTGTTGTTTTACCAGAAGATGTTTTTCATGGTTCAACTGCGGCCACACAAATGCCTTTTGATGGAGCAAACAGTCCTGATGATGTAATTCCTGCAAAACGCAAAAACATGAAAGAAATGTCAAAGTCTGCAAGA